GTGGGGCCGAACTCCTTGGCCTCACCCGTCCGGCGATCCACGACCCGCAGCTTGTAGAAGTACTGCCGCCACTTGTGAAGGAGGTTCACCTTCACATCGCGGAAGAAGTACTGATCCACAAGCGGTCCGCCGATCTGCTCGTACGGACCCATTGGGCTGTCCCCGGCCCGAAGAACGAAGATCTCGTGCTCCAAGACATCGTGCCGATCCGCATCCGAGCGCGGACCAGGGACGTTGGCGATCTCCCAGAAGAGATCAACCCTGTCGAGGTCGAAGGAGCGAGTCCAGAACTTGGTTACCTCCAGCATCGCAGCTCCTTACAGCGGCAGCTCGCGCACCACCATGTAGTTGGACATGTTGCTGCCCGAGTACTCGGCGACGATGGAGTGCTGCCCGATCATGCCGGTGGTGTAGGTGGTGCCATCCCCCAACGCCTTGGCGGCCTGGGCGTTGGTAGAGCTGTCGTACATCCGCAGCCGGGCCGAGCTCAACTTGTTGGTCGAGATGTCGTAGATGCACTTGTCGAGCACCGCGTTCTCGTGGAGCATCCCGAGACACCGCGCGACCATCGCCTGCACGAGGTCGATCTGCCCATCGAAGTGACTGGAGAAGTTGTAGATCTGGGTGAGGTCTCGGCCGTCCCCTCCCTTGATGCTGACGACGGCAGCCGTGATGGCCGTTCCGGTGTCGCCGGTCGACGTGGTGATGTGGGAGTCGATCGTCTGGAGGTCGGCCGAGATGGTCAGTCCGACGGGAGTCCCGATGCGGTCGTAGGCCTGCTTCACGCTATTGCCTGCCGTGTTGCCGTGGCCGTCACCTCGAATCATCTCGATGGCGTTGACGATGGCGCCGAAGAGAGTACCCGCGTTGTAGGCATCTCCTGTCACGCCAACATCGGCGACGCGCTTCCCCTTCGTGCCGGCAGCGTAGACCACGGCGTCCGTCCAGACGTCGGAGACGACTTGGGACGTAGGCTGGTCGATGAAGTGGTCCTTGATGGAGATGGTGTCGGAGATGTAGCGCACCTCCTCCGTGGGGATGGAGGAGCCGCCATCGATCTCGAAGACGAGGTCCGGCGCCGCCGAGGTGGTGAAGCTGTAGTCGAAGTAGTACGTCCCGCCGCCCACCTCGAGGATGGGGGGAGACGTCACACCGACGAGGGTGTCCGCCCTCTTGAAGTAGTTGAACGTCGGAGTGAGGGCCGTGTCCGAGTGGCGGAAGCGGACGAAGTAGCGAGCGGTGAACGGGTAGGCGATGGCCATCTCTTACTCCGGGAGCTTCGTGGATGTGCTGTCGACGGCGTTCTTCCGCTTCTCAGCGTAGATGCCCTGCTTCATGGAGCGGCCGCCCTGCGTCTTCGATTCCTGAGGGGTCTCGACCTGGGTGGAGCCCGAAGGCTGGATGGAGGCGAGAGTGACGTAGGCGTCGGCCATGCAGCACCATGATAGAGGGCAAGGGGGACTGAGCATAGGAGGAGCTCAGGACAGGACTCGGAGGCTATCTACGGAGCCGGAGAATCGAACACCGATCCCGTGGAACCTGGCGCAGTAAGAACCTCCGTAGAGCCCCCACCAAGACGGGGGCGTAAAGAGGACTTCGGAACTGCCGAGGCCCACGACCAAACCGGGAGGCCAAGCCCGAACCGTGACCCAGACTCCATCAGGACGCAGGAGCTGGAGCTCAAGGCCGTTGGTGGCTTCCCAGTCGCCGCCACCAAGCATCTGGATCCCAGAGAAGGATCCCGGTGAGCGGATCTCGACGGACTGCTCCGTGCCTATCCCGGCACCATAAGAGTCGAACGCGAACGGGTTACTGTTTGGTGGATACGTCACAGAGGCCGTCACTTCAAAGAACGTGTCAGGCCGGGCAAACCACCAAACACTGCCGACGCCGCGCCAGATGGGGTTGGCAGGGACCACACCAGGGGCGCTGATGCAGTACACCCTTCCCGATGTGCCGGAGCTCCCTCCCACAACACCAACCGCGAAGATCTTAGATCTCGATTCATCGACCTCGAGGCCCGTGATGATGGCGGAGACAGAGCCGACCTCAACCCACTGCGCCGTGTTGTCGATGACGGTCCCGCTCGGTGACCAGAGCGGTTCGGTGATGTAGCTCGTGCCCCCGACCGAGCAGCGGAAGTACCTGCGGTACTGGGCGTAAGGCGACTCGGACGTAGGCGCCACGATGTCGTTCAAGGCGTAAACCTTGCTCGCGACCCAGGGCGAAGCCATCTTCCCGGTGAGCACGGTCTCGGAGATGACGCCGCCCTCGGGGGTCAGGGCGATGATGCCACCATCCCCCATCGCCACGAGGATGTTTCCCGTGGAGAGCACCTTCGCTTGGAAGAAGGATCCCCGACTCAGCACGGGGGTCGTCATCACCATGCGAATGGGGCTGGTAAGGCCCTCGACCCTGTAGACGTTGAAGCGGTCCAACATCGAGACGTAGATGTACCCGACGGAGGGAGAAGACATCACCGCAAGAAGCTTATTCACTCTTGCGGGCATCTTGTGGTCGGTCTGCGCGATAGGAGTGAGCCCGTTCTCCGTGAAGATGCGGAGCTTCTCCTGCGTCCCCTCGAGCGTTGCCACGAAGAGGACGCCGTTGCTCACCGAGACCGCGTGTACTGCCGCGATGCCTGTGATGGGAGTCCCCGATGATCCCCCGGCGATGGGCGCAACGTAGAGCGTGCCCTGGTTGGCGACTGCATCGGAGTAGAGAGCCGCGTAGAGGTAGGTCGGGCCGAGTGCAAGGTCCGCTGCCTGCGCCGGCCCAACGACGTCTCCAAGAGCTGCTCCCGCCACTTGGGCAGTGACGACTGTCGGGACGAGGCCAGAGCCACTGAACAGGCTGAGGGGGCCAAGACCGTCATCAGATCCGTACCGGTCGCCGTCGAGGAACTTGAGACTGCTACCGAGTACGGCGCCACGTACATAGTCACCAAGGCGAGTACCACGATTGCTCCCTTCGACGACGTAGAACTGGTCGGGCAGCGTCGGGTGCTTCAGGATCCCGGCAACCGGCCGGGTGCGGGTGTACGAGCCCGTCTCCAACATCGGCCTTGCATCGTTGCCGAGCTGGAGAACGGAGACATGCGTGTCATCGAAGGGAACGGCTGCGATGTCGACGGTGTTGCGGACGTAGTTGGAAAGAACGGGACGCTCCCCGCTCCACGTCACCCCGCCATCCAAGCTCTCCCGAAGGTAGACCTGTGGCAGTCTCGGGTTCCCGTACACCATCTCGAGCGTGGGCCCCTGCACGCCGCCGCGGTACAGGATGGATGGCTTCATCCCAACACCGAGACGGGTCGGCAGTGCAAGCGTGGCCCCAGTAGTCTCATCGAACCGCGCCACGTAGAGGTCCGTTCCACCAACATCGAAGACCGCGACGACCGCGTTCGACGACGGAACGTAGATCGTCGCTACGTTGTGGAACGAGGCTTGAGTGGCCCCAGCCACCTCGGTGAAGTCCCCACTCGTGTGGGGCTTCCACTGAAGGATCCTATCTACCCCGGACCCTTGCGTGGTCCAGGCGAGATGCATCACGCCGCTCTTGGAGAACGAGGAGAGGTACTCGACGTACCCCTCCTGCGTCACCTGGCTGATGGCGGAGACGGTCACTACTGCCTCAGGGCGGTCGTGTAGCGGCTGAAGCGGTGGCGGCGCTCTCCCTTGATCGTGTAGGTGAGAGAGACCTCACCGGCGAAGGTCGGGCTGGCGCCGGTGAAAGCGTTCACCAGCGTGACTTCAGTGCCGGAGACGAGAGTGGCGATCTTGTACGGTCCCTTGTTGGCGGTGCCTCCCGTGATGAGGAGGACACGCCCAACATCATCGGCCGTGAAGATGGAAGCAGCAGCCTGGAGGTGGTTGCCGCCGGCGACGGTCACCCCTGCGGTGAGGCTGGTGCCTCCCACGTCGGCAGGCCAGAACTTCACGACGCCCTTGATGTCCTGGCTCACATCACCCGACTGCTGCGGGTACATGTGCTCGGTGAAGAGGAGCCGTGCGACGTTGGTAGCGTCGATGCCCATGGTGACCGTGCGGTTCTCGACACAGCGCCTGCGGATCTCCCAGTTCTGGCCGGTCGCGCTGCGCCACTGCTTCTCGTTGACCACGATGGTCTTCAGGTCGTCCGAGATGCTGAGGATGCTCATCTCGGTGAGCCCCACCTGGTTGGAGCCGCTCATGAGGACGATGTAGTCCGGAACAGTTCCACCGGCGTTGATGCCCTCATGCACGGAGAAGGTGACCGCCGTGTCGGAGGAGACAGTGGCCGCGTTGCCAGCAGGAGAGGTCACAGTCACCTGCGTCGCGGAGACGTAGGAGGAGATGCGGAAGACGGCGTTGAGGTTCACCCCGCTGGCGATGACCAAGAAGCGGCCAACGTCGGAGGTCAGGAAGGGAGGATCTCCACCGCCAGCGGTAAAGGTGCTCGTTCCATTTGAGGTGCCGTTGGTTCCCTTCGGCCTGACCCGGAAGCCGAGGAACTTGTTGGCACCGGTGAGAGTGATGGTATCCCCCGCCGTGCCACCAAGGGCAGCCGTGCCATTGGCCCAGGCGTACTGCGGAGCTGCGCTCTGCTTTGCCTGGATGAAGTCCACGCGGTTGAAGCAGGCCGCAAGGAAGTTCGGTTGCGAGTCGACGGAGTCTGCCCGGCTGTAGTCCGTCAGGAACAGCCTCTTCCCGCTCGTGTCGAACATCTCGATGCTGTCGATCGAGGTCATCGCAGCCAAAGAGCCAGAGGTTCGACCAGTGGCGCCAAACTTCCACCACCGAGCGGTCCGTGCTGCCGAAGGAAGATCGGACAAGTCGAACACGATCTTCACGTCGTGAGATGTGTAGTACTGAGCGGAGAAGAGCGTGCGCTGACTAAAGTTCTCCTTGCCGTCGTTGCTGATGAAGGTGCCGTTGTTGGCGACATCAGGAGGAGTGGCCGTACCCGAATAGGAGAGCCTCTTCACCACGCTCCAAGTGGGCTTCACACACTGCCAATTCTGGTTGGTAGAGGTGACTCCAGGGGTATGACGAACCTGAGCCGTCGTTGTGGAGAGCAGCCGCTCCACGACGTACTGGTACGTGGGCACGGCAAGGCTCGGGATGCAAATGAGATCCTCTTCCGTCACGCTGTCGTGCACGGCAAAAGTGAGCCCGGTCGCGGCACCGGAGAATGACTTGGCGGTCTGGTCGAGGTTGCAAATGGTTGCCTGCGAGCCGTCTCCGTTGACGGAGACGATCCGGTAGGACCCTGCATCGGACCCGGAGGTGATCTTGAGGGCCTTCCCGGCGTGGCCTGTGAACTTGCCGACAGCAGAGACGAAGACGTTGACTCCGTAGGTCCCAGGGCTCGTTTCTCCATCTGCGCCAGAGGAGACCGAGGTTCCCAGGAAGTCGCCAGAGCTGACGGAGATCGTAGTGCTGCTGAGTGTTGCAGTGATGTTGGCGGTGCCGCTGGTCCTGATCGAAGACGATGCTGCCGGGGCACCGCCAGCGTTCGGCGCATTGTAGAGAATGCCGAGCAGCCCGCCGTTGGCCGCGAGAGGAGACAGCCACTGCGCGTATTGTGCGAGCGTACTGGCGCGTGCCCGAATGATGATGGAACCGATCTCCACATCAAGTCCCGCGTCGACCGTGTGGGCACAGCCAACAGCGTTGACGACGGTGCCCCCAATGAAGGAGGTAGGAATCGGGACGTTGGTTCTGTTGCCGGTCCCGTCGAGTGACCGAGCGATACAACCGTCCAGCAACTGGTCGCCTCCCGTGAGAGGAGACCCTGGGAGAGCCAGATGGGCAGGCTTCGACGGAGAGAAGTTGGGATTCGCAGCGGCGTAGGATTCTGCGTAACACTGAGCTACCCCAGCACCCATAACTGGCACAACATCCATCGCGAACTTGATGGGCTCCTCTTGCTCCGAGAGTAGCGTCTTGGCGACGTAGGCCTCGTACAGAAGGCCGGTGATGTCCTGGGTGTTGTCCTTTGCGTAGCCGGTGCACGCCGTGAAAGTGCAGTTCTCTGGGCCGATGGCTGCGCCAGCGCCGAGATCCCAGATCGTGTACTGGAGAGATCCGGCTGTGGCGGTGGCCAAGAGAGCCACGCCGTTGAACTTCTGGAGAGTCAGAAGAGTGTCGTTCGTCACAGCAGAGATGATGTAGACGCCCGCGTCGGCGCCACTCTCGACCCGGAGGTAGTAACGGCCCTTGTCGGCAGCGATGAAACTGAGGGACGAGAAACCAGAGCCGGTGAAGCTCCCGGCCCCAGACGCAGTGGCCCCGTCGTTCTTGGCGGTACCGAGTTGGCCAACACGGCCGATGAAGTCCGTGTTCTCCCCTCCGACCCCAGCCTGTCGAGTGAACTTGACCTTCACCCCAAAGACGAGGTCGTCAAGTGTCGTGTGCAGAGGCTTGGTGAGGCAGCCCGGGGAGCTCGTGGCGTCCGGAAGCGACCCACGCACGACTTCCCGAGCGACCCACGCCCCACCGACCCACTGATAGTGGGTGGCGCTCACGTGTGCGACAACAAGCCCAGGATAGGTCGCTCCAAGGTTGCGTTCCGGGCGATACCAGACGAATCCCCCATACCCATCCATGAAGTACAGCATGTTGGGGGTGCTGGTGAAGTATGGAGCCCCAGACCAGTACGATGGCATCTCGGAGACGTGGAACCCACCGACCTCGAAGCAGTCCGATTCTCTATTGAGGTGAACGAGGTGGCTGTAGGCCTGTTGGGCTATCTCCATCAGTGAGCAGTAGACTTGCCCATCGGGCATGAAGAGGAACTGTCTGACCTTGGGGATGTTGGTGTACGATGCGTCTGTGCCGTCCAGCATCAGTTTGCCGTCAGCTTCCGCGTATGTTCCCGTGGTGTTTAGTCCGAAATAGCGAGAGAACTGTGCGGAGAATGTGTCAGGGTTGAACTTAAACTGTCCTTGGTTGGTACCGACCCAGAGCTCGCGGAAGTAGGTGTTGGTGTTGACCGCCACCGAGTAGGCGATGGTCGGAGCCGTCGGGTTGAAGTTGGATCCAGGAACTTGAACGGCGAAGTCTGTGAGAGGCCGTTGTTCGACCAAGCCTGTGGAGACCACAAACTTGTTGAGGCGGCCCGCCGTGTCGGTGGAGTACCAGAAGACGTTGCCATTGAGGGGATCCACGCACGCGGAGGGCACGCTGCCGAGGTAGTACGGTGCGATGGTGGTCCCGTTCGTCATCGTCACGGTCTTGGTAAACCGCTGAGTGAGAGAGAGCGAGTCCAGGTACGACATCTTTCCCGCGTTCCATGCGGTGTCCGTCGACGTGAACAAGTAGATGCGGTCGCCGATGGAGTAGGTGCCCCCACTTCCCCCGGCGAAGGAGACGGCACCGCCGGCGAGGGTTGTGACCGTGACGTCGGTAGCGGAGTTCCTCGCCGAGATGAGGTATGTCCCGTTGTCCTGCGCGTTACCTGTGAGGGTGATGCAGCGGCCGATATCCTGCGCCGCGAACGCCCCAGTAGCAGAGGTGATGTGGCCGGCAACGGTCGAGGCAGCGTCTCCCGCCGTACCCGAGCGGAAGCGCGTCTTGTCGAGCACCAGACCGGAAGGAGCATAGCCTCCCGTGGTGCCGAGCGCGGCCCCAGTGAGGAACGTGTAGGACAGGTCGCGCTTGATGGCGAGCACGCCGTTCTTCGTATTGTCCGTAAGGTGGTAGATCGGGAAGTACGCGGTGCCGTCACTACCGATCTCGCACCCACACGCAGTTGAGGCATCAGGAAGAGTGAATGGCGTCGGAAGAGGGTCGTTCGGAGTACCGGTGGTGGTTGCAACTTCCCGCATCGTCTCCGGGCTCTTGTAGTTCCAATACCCGATGCTGGACGGGGCTCCGGCAGTGTACCTGTCGCCATGGGCGAGCCAGAGGCGCTGAGACACCTTGTCGAGACCCATCCCCGTGCAGATAGAGTATGCGGTAACTCCTCCACTCACGTTGTAGTGGAAGCCCCCTTCAGTGGCGATGGAGGGGTAGATGAGTCGATGCGAGGCACAGCCATTGTCCTCAGAACCGTAGTTGGCGGCGCTGTCAAAGCCCCCTGACCCCCACAACCAAGGCCGATGGGAGAACCAGTAGGATCCACGCTGCGCCTCGTTTGTCGGAGACGGAGATCCGCTCTTCTCGAAGTGAACCCTGAAAGCGAGTGAGTTCCTGCTCTCACCGGGGTCGAAGAAACCATCGACGTCGACACGCCCGACAGAGGCCCACATGACGGCGGTCTCATTGAAGAAGGCTGGACGCTGCGAAAGGCTGGCGGCGACTCCGACGGTAGAGGCCTGTGCGATAAACGGCTGTCCCGTCATCGTCTGGAGATACAGCCGGCCGTTGGTCCGATCGAGGTGTTGGACGAAGTACTGCCCTCGATCTGCGCCCGTCTCGATACGCAAGATTGATGTGAGATGCTGATGGGTGTGGCCTCCGCTGAAGTTGAGGCTAACCGTGCTCGTGACGAACGTGATGTAAGACAGCCCCACGGACGTGGTCACGGTGCATGCTGCTGCCGGGTGAAGGTAAGGAATACCGATCTGCTGAACCCCCAGGTCGGTCAGCGACACCATGTTGTTGTGACCCCAGTAGCTGTTGTAATTGAGAGTACGGTTCTGCGCATGGCCGATACCGATGCCAGAGAACACCGCCGGAATGGTGGCCTGTAGAACCGACACGGGGGTAGTTGTGGCAATCCTCATCCTGCCGATGTCGACGTTCGTCGCAATGTTGGCCTGAATGTTGTACGCCGGATACCCGTAGGTATTGTCGAGCCCAAGGAAACTGTGACGAACTGGGGAAGTCAGTACAGCTCCTGCGGCAAGCGCGGGATGTGACCTCCAGGGCCACATGAGCGGGTACAGGTTCGGGGCGGACGTGTTTGCGTTCCACCACCAGGTGGTGACCTCAGCGAGCTCTGCCTTGAATACCGTGTTGGCCTTCTCGAGGACCTCTCGAACACCGCCAAGCCCCGTACGTTCGATGCGAACCTGACTGAGAATCTCGCGCATGAGTTACACCGCCGCCTGGAGGGTGAGCCGATAGGAAACTTCGAGCGTCTGAATCGTCGTCTGGGTCTTGACCGGGTTGATCAGGGAGTAGCACATCACACCGGTCGCCCCGATAGTGATCCCCAGACCCGTCGACGCAAGGCCGACAGCTGCCAGCTGTCTGTTGGAGGCCGGAACGTTGAAGATCGTGCTGACCGTTTTGGTGATTGCGTTGCCGTCTACGGTTGGCGTAACCGCGGCGGTGATCTGCGCTTGACCAGAGTGGTCGAAGAGGGCGTAACGGGAGACGAGAGCAGGCTCTCCGACCGGACTGGTGAAGAGGGCGAGGCTGTTGGCATACAGCCTGTCTGCCCACGTGCGCCGACCGTAGTCGGTTTGAAGGTTCGGTTGGTGGATCTCCCAGGCAACCTCTCCGTCTGGGTTCCGACAGACGGCGTCGAAGAAGCCCTTGATGGAGCAACCGAATGAGGCGTTCGGAGGACCGCGCATGGCGGAAAGGATAAGCGCAGAGTCCTCAGGGGAGAGCTCATGGATTTCGATCATGGGTATCTCCACCGAGGAGGGGATCGTGTGTAAACCGCCAAGCTGCCAGCGTTGGTAGAAGAGAAGCTCAAGGCAAGACCCCCACCGACCCCAGCACCATACCCCACCTCACCGTAGGAGCCCTTGATCGGAGTTCTGGTGATGTAGCCAACAGGGAAGATGGGGGAAGGGATGGACCCCACGCCAGCAACCACCGTCTCTGGGAGATCTCCATCCTTGTTGAGGACGAGAGTGTCCGGGTAGGTGAGGTAGTAATTGTCGACCTCGCCGAGAGTGTCTCTGATGGTGTTGGAGCGCGCCGTGAGGGCAGGCACGCCCAGAGAGGTGAGAGGACGCACGAAGTAGCTTCGATAGCGGAGACGAGTCGAGAGGGCAAAGAAGTGCCGACCCAGCTGGCTCTCCAACACGTATGTTGAGTACCCGAGGAGTTGGACAACGCCGCCGATGAGGGAATACACCGAGTAGCCGTAGGCGTTCGACCCGCTGATGGTGATGCCGAAGCTGGGCTTCCCTGTGAAGGCGATCGTCACCGTTGAGTATGCGTCGCTCGGGGCGTCTTGATCACCCTTCTGGAAGGAGCGCAGCCGGCCCTCGTTTGCCCCTACCAAGACGGCGTCTCCATAGGCGCCCTTGATAGGGGTCCTGGTGATGTACCCAACCTGCTCGATCGGCTTCAGGCCGACTCCGGCACCAAGCCGCACTCCTTCACTCCACTGTCGAGGATGGAGCTTCACCACCGTCGAAGACTCAGTCAGGTACGGCATCGTCTGCGTAGCAGGTGGGTCTCCCACTCCTGCCGTCATCTTGTAGACCTTGCCGGAAGAGACGAAGGCTACGAGCAGCGTGTCCGTGGCGGCGTCATAGATGAGCTCTGGCTTCTCGGTGCCCCCGGGGTTGATGGCCCCCGTGGCGGCCGGACCGCCCGAAGTGATTTGCACTTCCGGACTGAAGAGTCCGAGCGTGTTCTCTCGTACGGCGTAGAGCGACCCGTCGCGCTCGTACGTCCACCACCTCGAGCCGCCGCCCATCTCCGCGGCACCCACGCTCTTCACGTTGTTGTAGGCCGTGAGGCGGAAGAAGTTCGAGTAGAGGGTGAGGCGGAAGTAGACGGAGCGGAGGTAGGGGCTGTACGTCCTCGCCACGTCGTGGATGGAGAGCTCGTCCACCATCCCCTGCCACCAGCCGTTGTCGACGAGGCGGTCGCTCTTGCCGATCTTCAAGAGCGCCGTCGCACCACCCGTGGGCGCAGGGACTGCGAGGGTGGGCGATTGGGTAGCCCCGTTCACGGTGCAAGAAGCCCAAGAGGAGAGCTTGTTGTCGATGAAGAGGTAGATGGTGTTCGCCGCCCGAAGCAGCGCGAGGGAGTAGTAGCGGCCAGACCTGACCGTGCCTGTTGCTGTCTTGAGTTCGACCAAGACCTTGGCGCCGTACTCGTGGCGGTAGATGATCTCTCCCGTGCTGGAGATGTAGAGCCCGTAGAGGATGTTGTCGGTGGCGCTCGAGCACTCGACCAAGCAGCGCAGGAGAGAGCCCGAGCTGTTCACCTGGTCGAGGATGGGCCAGACGATGAGCGTCATGTCCCCCAGCAGCCTGAAGGGGGCGGGAGAGATGGGGTAGGCGTAGGTGCTGGAGCCGTTGAACTGCCGGCCGTTGTTGACGCGAGAGGGGGCAACGGAAGGGGAAGCTACGATGGTCAGGTTCCGACCGTAGCTCCCCTCGTCGATGCCGTAGTCGGTCTCGTTTGCTTCGTCGAAGCCCCAGTAGCCTACGACGTTGGCATCGAGAGGGAGGCGAGTCGCCACGTGCTACCTCTCATTGTCTGCTCCTACGCCTGGCCCATCCCCATCGCCCTCGCGACCCGTCCCCGCATTGCCTGCATGCGCGTCTGCCTCGCGTCCACGTACGACTGCGGCTTCGGGCCGGGGATGGGAGAGGGTGTGACTGAAGTTCCCTTCGCCGCATCGGTGCGGCGAGCGACCTCAGCAGCCATGTCGCCGGGGGCCTGCTTGGCCTTCTTCACGGCGCTCGCCAGCGCCTTCGGGTCCGGCGCGGCGCCGGGGGCGGTGCCCGTCATGACGCGGGCCGCCATCGGGGTCGGGGCGGGCGCGGGAGCGCCACCCTTGGCGGGGAGCGCCTTCTGCGGAGCCGCCGCCGGGAGGGCCCTCTGGGCCGCCCCAGCTGCCGGAGCAGCGGCGGGAGCCGCCCGGGCAGCCACGTTGGCCTGCCGCATCGCCCCGCGGGCCTGCTGGCCCCAGGCACCCTTGCTGCTCAGGAGAGCCTTCTGGCCGAGGTGGGCTCCGCCGGCGAGGGCCGCGCCGCCGGCGGCGCCAGTGAGGGCGCTCCCCACCACGCTGGCGTTGGGGTCGTTCGAGACGGCTGCCCGGGCGCCGTTGAGCACCGCGCCGCCCGCCGCGCCGACGAGAGCCTTCTTGGCGACGCTGGTGCGGGCCATGGTGCGGAGAGCCTGACCCATCATCAGGTTGGCTTCCTTCGTCTTGGCCTGGGCGAGGTGGCGGCCAGCCGCGTCGGCGGCCTGGATGGCGGCCTGCTTCTTGGCCTTGCGCTTCTTGATGACGTGGTTGATGGCCGCCCCTGTGAGTGCCGCCGCGGTGCCGCCGGCGATCCCCTTGATGGCGTGCCCTGCGATGTCTCGCCGGTCGAAAGCCTTCTTCTCCTTGCTGAGGACCCTCTTGATGCTGTGACGGATGCGGTCGCCTGTGTTGAAGGCCACTTTGCCGTACACCTCCGCGATGTCCTTGGCGGCCTTCCCGACCGCTCCGCGATGGGCCATCGTCATCTGTGCCAGAGGGATTGCCGGGGCGGCCAGGTTGGCCACGAGAGCGCCCTTCGCGGCGCCCTTCAGCGCGCCCTTTACGCGGCTCTTCGTCTTCCCCTTCCCGTCCTTGCCGGGCTTCATCGCTCCGCGCAGCCCGCCAGCGCCGGCACCCACTGCCGTGGCAGCTCCGTGGAGTTCGGCCAGCGTGTAGGCCTTCTTCTCCTTCTCGTCGATGCCACCGAGGGCCTGTGCCAGCTGCATCTCTGGGGTCATGTCTTCTCCTAGAACAGCAGCTTGGCGAACTCGACGCCGACCTTGGCGCCGACGGCGGCCGCAGGAAGGGCCGCAGGAAGGGGATGCTTGGTGGAGAGAGTCGCAAGCTGACTCATTGGCTTGGCGAGGATGCGACGAGACTCGCTCACGAAGGTAGGCTTCTTCCCTTCCTTCTTGCGCTGCTTCTCGTCGTGCTCAGAGGAGGCCTGGATCCTCGAGAAGAGCCTCTGCTGCCCCGACTTGCCGCCGTCCTTGGGGGCTCTGTTGGCGGCGTACTGGGCCGCCACAAACGTCGCAGCACCGAGAGCGGCGCTCACCGCCATGGGGTTCGACTTGAGGACGCCGAGAGCCTTGGCGCTGAGACCAGCGAGACCGCCAGCTGCGGCGATCTTGGTGAGCTCGTCTCTGAAGGCGCGCACGGTCACGACGTTCATGGCTCCCAGCCTACCGGGTAGAGGAGGGTGTGGGAACTACGGCGTGTGGACGAGGACGTGGTGTCCGCTGGCCGCGTCGAAGTAGATGGCGACGGTCTTGGCGAGCGTGATGACGTTGGCCGTGATGTAGGCCTGGAGGTCTGCGACGTTGGCGAAGGTCTTGACGGTCATGTGGTGCTCCTACCCGCCGATGCGGGCAATGACTCCAGGGTTGCGGACAGCAGCGGCAGGCGTGCCTGTGATCGCAGAGCCCGGCAGCTTCAGCTTCGGCTTGACTGCGAAGTGCTGGGCGAGGTCCTTGTACACGCCCGCGCCGAAGGGCAGCTTCTTGGCGATCTTCATGAGCTCGTCGGCGAACGCCTTCTTCTCGATGAGCTTCAGCTTGTCGTAGTACATCGGGTCCTCCGTGAGGTGGTCCTCGGCGATCTCGGTGGCGATGCGAGGGTTGCTGGTGTGCTCGCTCTCCACCTTGCGGCCCTGTGCCAGCGCCTTGGGGGAGAAGTCCTTGGCCTTCTTCTTGTCCGCCAGGCCGCCACGGAGGACCTGCATCACCAGTCCCCGTAGAAGTTGTTGATGAAGCGGTACTCGGAATGGATGCCGCCGCCCCAGGCCGACTCGATGTTGTAGGCGACCTTGATCTTCATCTTCTTGTCCTCGTAGCTGTTCCGGAAGAGCTGGATCCAGGCTTGGAGGAAGGGCGTCTTGTCGTTCACGCCGACGGTGATGCCACCGTCAGAGAACTGGAGGTGGTTGCGGGTCTGGAGAAGACCCACCGACTCCAGCAGGGTGATGACTGTGGCGCGCAGCAGGAGGGAGCGAGAGGGGTAGTCGTTCAGGCCGAAGCGGGTGAAGGGCGGGGTGGTGTTGAAGTCGTCCACCGCGTCGATGATGGCCCAGGCGATCTGCCGGTTGGAGCTCTCCTCGCCGGCGATGAGCCGGTTGAGCTCCGGGTAGTCCCGCATGTAGGCCCGCACCAGCTGGATGAAGCTGTCGAGCTGCGTCTGCGATGCCGGAAGGTCCGCGAACTCGCTCGCGTTCCGGGCAGGCAGGACAGGGTCGATCTTGTTGCTGATGGGGTCCGACACGGCCTACCTCTTCTTGAACTTCTCCGCGGTGGACTGGAAGACCGGCTCCGGCTTCTTCTCTTCGGGCAGCAGGGCAACCTCGGCCACCTTGGGGTCGACGTAGACCTTCTCGACCTTCTCTTGGACGACCTGCTTCTCCACCACCTTGACGGGGGCCGTCTTGGCCGGCGGTGGGGGAGGGATGATGACCTTCGGGACCCAGCCACGAGGCAGAGACCCGAAGGAGATGGTGCCGGCTCGCGCGAGCTCCTGCTCCCTGTTCGGGATGAAGAAGTCGAGCTCCTGGAAGTCGAGGCTCCCGCCGCTGGGCGGGATCACCTTGGTGCGGAAGGCGAGAGGCTCCGCCGTGAGGTTGAAGACCCGCATGGTCTACTTCTTCTTCTTGGGGGCGCGGGCCACCGGGACCTCGGTGGTGGTGACGTCGCTCGGAGCGTCGGTGGTGGCCTCGGCGGCCTTGGCGGCCTCGTCGGCAGCAGCCTGCTCGGCCACCTGGACGGGGTCAGGCCAGGCCTGGCCGGCGATGGGGGTGACGGGGATGGAGAGGTCCTCGGGGAGCTTGGTGCCCTCCATGGAGGCCTGCTGGACCGGGGCCGGCTCGCCCTCGCGGGTCACGATGATGGCGTCGGCCTCGAGCAGGGTGTCGATCTGGTGCTTGGCGGCCGCGTACTGGCCCTCGTCCAGGCGGATGAAGGAGCCGCGCCGCACGTGGAAGGCGCCGATGACCGGCTCCTCCGTGAACTTCGGGTGGGTGCGCTGCTTGTCGCTCGGGGGACCACCGACGTAGGCGGGACGGATGATGTAGTCCATGAAACCTCCTGCTGCTGAAAGAGAAGAGGGGCGGGCGGTCTCCCGCCCGCCCCTCAAGCTACATGACTGCTCCGAAGGCGACCAGCTTTAGAACTGGTCGACCTGCGGGTAGGTCGTCCCGGCGTCGGCCAGGTTGTTGACCGGGTTCAGGTCGGACTCGTCCATCGGCAGGACGGCCGCGTAGCCGGAGTCCGGCGAGGCGCCGGGGACCACGCCACCACCGAAGAGCTCGAGCTTGGTGACCGCGGCGACGTTGCCGAAGCCCATCCCGATGTCTTCCCAGCTCTGCCAGGTGATGAGGTTGGCGATCTTGTCGATGTAGAACTTCGTCTGGTTCAGGATGTAGAACCGGCCGAAGAACTCGGGCGCCGTGAAGCAGTACACGTTGCCCTCGCGCAGGATGTTGGTCTTGATGGTCCGGATGATCTTCAGGCCCACCACGGTGTTGCTCTTCCAGCCCTCGGTCGCCGTCTCGGCAGCGATGTTCCAGACCTCGGTCATGGTCCAGGTCGAGAGGGTGTCGTAGTCCGGCTCCGTCATCAGGAGCCGCTCCGACCGGAGGAAGCGCCGGTGCAGGAGCTGCTTCAGCTTGACGAAGTCGTTCTTCTGGAGCGAGTACACCGTGAAGGTGTTCGCGTTGCCGGTGACGGCGCCGGCGCCCTTGATGACCGACGACACCACGGCGGTGCCGCCGTTGACCTTGTTGGAGGTCGCGGTGCCACCGTTGGCGGAGAGCTGCATCGCCTGGATGCAGGCCTCGACGAAGATCAGGAACTGGCGGTCTTCGATCGCCTGGATGTCCTTCACCGAGTTCTCCTCGATGATCTTGGTGATGGGCATCTCGTACGCCAGGAGCTCCTGCTCCGTCTTCTCGAACTTCTCCGAGGAGATGGTGAAGAAGGGGATCTCGAAGCGCGGGGCGCGGATGAACCGAGCCGTCGGCTGACCGCGGAAGGTCAGGCTGGTGGCCTTCGAGTTCGGCTCGATGTCCACGATCTTGACGAGCGTGTCGTGGTTCACCGAGCGCTGGAGCTCGCTCCGCTGGACGGGAGTGGGCGGGATGATCTTGCGGGCGAACGAGACCTCACGGAGGCGGTCCCGGATGTAGGTGCCTCCGAACTCGGCGATCTTGTCCTTGCCCTCGGTGGACCCGATCTTCTCGAAGAAGAGGTCGTTGAGGACCTTGGCTGGAACGGCAGTGGCGCTCATGGTTGTGTCTCCTGTGCTTTCTGTGTGAGCGCCGAACTACACCAGCGCGTTCCCGAAGTGGACGAAGCGGAGCTTCCCACCGTTGGCGGCGGGCAGCTTGGTCGCGTAGCCCACGACCAGGGTGGTGGCCGTCGCCGAGCCCTGCTCGACGAGACCGCGCCGGCCCAGGTGGGCACCGGAGGCGAGGCTGTTCACGATCAGCCCCTCGCCCAGGGTGATGCCCGAGGCGACCATGACCTGGGTCTCGGCCTCGTACATGCCGAGCATCAGGACGTTGACCTTGCCGATGGCCTGCGTGTCGTACCGACCGCGCTCGGTGTGCACCGGGAAGGTGAGGGGGCTGTACGACTGGACGCCCGTCGCGCCGCGCGCCAGCTGGTAGCTCGAGTTGATCTCGAGCCACTCGCCGTCGACGAGAGGGAGTGTGCCCGTGGGGGCGAGGATGGTGCTGTCCGCGATGGTGAAGTCGCGGCGGGTCAGGGTCTGGAGCTCGGTGATGAGCTCGAAGTTCGGTCCGGCCATGGTTGTCGTCTCCTATTCCTTCAAGGGGTAGCGTTGGATGCAGCGAATGGTACAGCTAGGCGGAGGCCAGGGCCGCGGCGAAGCCTGCCGCCGCGGAACCGCCGTCCTCGTCAGTCCCCATGCCCTCGACCTCGATGGTCCCTTCATCATGGACCGAGGCGAGCTTCATCTGGGGGGCCGACAGACCGACGGCCTGCCTGACGACCTCGAGGTCGTCACGCTGGAGCAGACCAGCCACCTTCTCCTGGAAGGAGGCCTCGGGCTCGAGGCCCTTCTCCTCCATCAGGTGAGCGATGGTCTCGGCCTGCGCCTTCTTCTCGAACTCCGCGACCTTCTCGCGGAGCCCCTGGTTCTCCTCCGAGAGAGTCCGGAGGTTCTCGGCCGCCAGCTTCATCATCTGGCTGACCTCGACGTTGCTGATCTTCCGCATGACGTTCTCCTTGCCTTTCTCGGTGGTGTTGTTACGAGGCCTTCTTGGCCTCGACGGCCGTCTTGAGCTTGCAGTGACGGCAGGTACCGTCCCCGTCGCACTTGCAGCCCTCCTCCGCGATCTTGCGGAGGTAGGCCTTCGCCGCTGCGATCTTCACGCCACCCTTGGAGGCGTTCCGCAGGTTCTGGTTGACCGTGTTGTCGGTCGAAGATGTGAGGGCCGGCTCCTTGAGCACCTGGGCCAGCTCCGCCTTGCGGGGAGCCTTGGCCTCGCGCTTGGTGGCGCCGACGGGAGCCTTGTTGCTGGCGATCATCTGCCGGCCCGCGTTGCTGGGGATGGGGGCCGACTTGTCGTCGAGGGTCTCGCCGCCACCGTGGAACTCGGCGGCCTTGATCTTCTCGAGGACGTAGTCGATGGCGCCGGCGGTCTTCTCCGGGACCACGATGGCTTCGCCGTTGGCCTGGGCGCGCATGGCGGCGATGCGCTCGAGCACACCCTGGCCCGCGGTCTTGAGGACGCCCTTGGCCGGGTAGGCCGCGGAGGGGCCGACCTTGCGGGTCTCGTCCGTCTCCATGGCGGTGGCGGCACCCGGGTTGTCCTTGGTGGCCTTCTCCTTGGAGCTCTGCGGGATCTGGGTCTTGGCCTTGGCCCCGGTGTAGGTCTGCTTGCCGGCGGTCACGCCCTTGGTCGGGAGGACCTCGCCGCCCTGGGGCTTCTCGCCGCCGAGCTCGATGGAGTCGCCGGCCAGCTTCTCGGCCACGAGGTCCAGAGCAGAGGCCAGCTTCTCGACGGAGTCGGGGTCGAAGGCGTCGAAGGAAGCCTTCTTCTCGGCCTCCTCTTCCTTCTCGGTCGGGATCTTCCCGCCGTGCTCGCGCTTCTCGTACTTCACGAGCTTCTCGACCTTCTTCTCGTCCTTCTCGTCCTTCTTCGACTCCTTGCCCTCGGCCGCGGCGAGCTTCACCCGAGCGGACTCGATGTGCTGCGCGATCATGTCCTGGAGCGGGAGGCGGCCTGCCAGCTTGGTGTGCATCTTCTTCTCCTTCAGCCCGCCGTGACGGGCGGCGGGGTTGTGATCTTCGTGCTCGACAGCGAATCCTTCATTGGCGACATCGCCGGTGACTCTCGTGGCATCGACGTCTGCCCCATCTTCATTGGCTTGGGGCGGGCCATGGCGGTGATGTTGGACGGCGTCGTCATGGCGATCTTCGAAAGCTCATCAGCGAATCCCCCCCACAATGCCAAGCTGTCTGCGTTCTTGGTCTTGTGGTTGGAGTCTGCTGTATGCACGTGCTCCCCTACTCCAGCTCTGCTTCGATGCCGCTCTCCGCGAGGATCTCGTAGGCCCGAGCCATGGCGAGCGTGTCCAGCGCGCTCGCCCGCTTCTCCCCTCCGAAGTGCTTGACGGCCTGGTGGACGGCGACGGTGCCGGCGGCGGCGGCGAGGCCCTTCCCCCAGTGCTTCTTGACCATGCCCGGAGCGGCCTTCACTGCGCGCCGCGCGGCGTGACCGATGCGGTCCTTGACCGACCGGCCCTTCTGAATCCGCTCGAGCCGAGCAGTGGCCCGGGCGCGGCGAGAGGGGGACTCCTGCGTGGCGTGCGACGCCAGCTCTTCGAGACGAGCCTTGTTCCGCTTCGATGCCTCGCCCGCGGCGTCTCCGATCGAAGAGGCAGAGGAGCCGCCCGCCGGAGCGGGGCTGCTGGCCGGCTTCGAGCCGGAGTCGTGAGGAGCCATGGTGCCGGCGGCACGCGCCGTCTGGGCTGCCTTGCGCCGCGCGTGCTTCCCGCGGGCGGCAGTCTTCTCGAGGAGGATCTCCTCGGCCAGGTCGTTGAGTTCGTCGTAGGTCATGGCGTTCTCTGAAGGGGTGGAGAGGGGAGGGGCCGTGAAGCCCCTCCCTCCCCGGGTGAGCTACTCGGCGCTCTCGTCGCTGTCGGCCAGCTCGTAGCCGTTCTCGGCCAGGATCTCGGCCGCGCGCTGCTCGACGGCGTCGGCGAGGACGTCGTACTTGGTGACCTCGGTCTCCTGCTCCTCGATGCCGGAGGCCTCGAGGATCTCGTTGGCGCGCTGCTCGGCCAGGGTCTCGAAGGCGGAGGCCTTCTTCTCCTTCTTGCCGAAGGCCTTCTTCGCCCCGGCCCCGGCGGCGCCGGTGGCGGCCACGGCGCCCGCGCGGGCGCCCCAGACCTTCTTGCGCTCGCCGACCGCGCCGAGGAACTTCTCCTTGGCGCCCTTGGCACCCTTGCCGCCGGCCAGCAGCTCGCCGCCGCGCTTGCCCGCCGCGCCGGCCTTGGAGCCGGCCGAGCGGACGTGCGCCATGACCTTGGAGCCGACGCCCTTGACGGCCGCCTTGGCCGCGTCGATGCGGGCGCCGGCGGTCTTCTCGATCTGCCGCAGCTCCTGCACGTAGGCGTGGGCCATGATGCGGCCCATCTGGTCGGCCTCGGCGACCTTCTCCTCGAGCTCCTCGTCGGAGGCGGTCTTCTCCTCCTCGGCGGGCTCCTCGACCTCCTCGGTCTCCTCCTCGCCCTCGGCGCTGGCCTCGAGCACCTCGGCGGCGACGGCCTCCAGGTCCTCCTCGGTCAGGCCCTCGAGGTCGATGGCGCCGTCCTCGGTCAGCTCCTCGGCGGCAGCCGCGGCGGCCAGCTTCTCCTGGTCGTCCTCCTGATTGGTCCCGTAGATCTCTGCGAGCGTCTTGTCCATGTGTTCTTCTCCTTCGATTCGTTGAACTTCGGCGATCAGTGTGGGCCGTCTACGAGGGGCTTCCGCACCCTCTAGGCCGACAGCTCCTCAGGGAGCCACGGAATGGCCACCGCGGAGGCACCATTGCCTCGGGTGGCGATCAGCAGGCTGCGGTTCGAGAGATGAGCGCTCATGACGTATGCGACCGTGTTGTGGTCGATGATCGGATTGGGGCTGGAAGTCTTGCTGAACATCGTGACCAGTTCATCTCCGAAGAAGTTCGACCTCAACTGCGAGTCACTCTGTACTGCCTCTCTTGCCTGCGACAGCTTCGTCAAGATGTTGCGGCGGTAGCCATTGTACGCCGCGCTGACCTTGTCCAGCATAGGATGGCCGATAGCCGTCCTGTGTGGGAAGAACTTCTTTCGTTCCTCCGAGGAGTTCGCCAACTTCATCAGCCTCGGAGAGAGGGCCGGCGCGAATGCGCTCCGCTCCAAGAGGTAGGGCATCACGATCGAGAGGGCCTCTCGAAGCCCAGGCAGCGCAGGGTCAACGCTGTCATCGAACTCTTCGGAAGGCTGGAAGACCTGCTTCTTGGCGTCCAGCTCATCCGCCAGCGGCATCTCTCCCATCCGCACCAAGACGATGCGCTGGAACTCATGCGGCTTGAGGATGATGCCTGCTGAAGTGGTGGCGCCGGTGCTGGTGGCGAGAGGGTACTCGGCCAAGGCGTCCAGAACCTCCTTGGGGAAGTCCTTCTCCTTGGCTTCGATCTCCGGCAGCTTCCGAGCCGTGAAGTTGTCCGAGGGGATCTTCTTCACGATGGAAGAGATCTTCTTCTCGGCTTCCTTCACTCCGAAGGCGGAGGCGAGCTTGTCTTGTTCGCAGGACTGCTGGGACTCGCAAGAAGCGCAGCACCGGCCGCATGGCCCTCGGCGCACAGCTGCTCCACCATCAGCTTGCTTGCGAAGCCTGCCAAGCTCGAGACGATCGCCAGTTGCTGAGTACAGCTCCGGTTCGGAGCCAGCCTCTCCTGCTCGAGAAGGTACTGCGCACACTTGACCAATACAGACATGGCTCCCCCGAGATGCCAGCTTCGCCATCGCCTTGGCGATCTTGTCTGCGCCGATGAACACGAACGAGATGTCGAAGAAGCGGGGGAGGGTGTTGTAGACGCAGATCTGGCGACCGTCCTCGAGAATCCTATTGGGCCCCCAGATGCCCTTCTTCTCCGGGCCTGGGCGCATGTGTTCGCAGTAGTCGTTGCGGGTCTTCGAGCGATTGCCGCAGATGGAGCAAACGTCGAAGGGCACCTTGCAGCCCATCGAGACGTCGGGGAAGTCACCGGCGTCGATGCGGTCGACGATGTGCCCGGCCCCCTCCATCTTGGCCTTCTCGCGGTCGAGCTTGATGACGAGCTCGACCTTCTTCATGCGGTCGTTCAGGGCCGAGACGACAGGGACCCCGAACGCTCGCTCGGGGTCCTTGTTCGCATGATGTGCGAACGCGTGGGAGTCGAGGAAGGTCTCGTACCCGTACTCCTTCCC